GCGAGCATTTCGGCCTCATCGTAGTCTTTAACCTTCAACTCCGACTTAGCCTTGTTGTATCCGTCCAGCTTGGCCTGCCATTCCTTCTGCGCGTTTTCCTGTTCGCGCTGAATTTCGGCCCGCCGCGCATCGTGTTCGCGCTTTCGCTCGAACCAGGATGACAACTCTTGCTCATACTTTTCCGCGTCATAGTCGAAATCCTCTAGCGCCGGTTTCTTCCCAAGCTCTGCCGGTTTGGCCTCAGCAGGCGCTTGTACCTTTGCTTTCAGTTCGCTGTTTTCGCGCTTCAGTTCCCTGTACTGCTTACGCAACTCTTTGACCCATTCAGGCGCGGAGTGCACTTCTTCATCTTCGGACGGAGGCGATTCGTCCCCGATACTGACAACGATTTCGTCCGCTTCCTCCGATTCGACTTCGGCTGGCGCTTCCGTCTCCACGGCTTCGGTAACTTCCTCGTCTACAGTCTCGATTTCTGCCTGTTCATCGACCATCGTATACCCCACAAACTCACCCATTAGACCGGCTGGGTGGGTGCCGGATTCTGCTCTGATGGCTGCCGCAATGCGTCGGCAACCTTCATCAATTCTTCTCTGTCGTCGCGATCAATGCCGGCCAGCGTCTCTGCCGTCTGTGCGCGTGTCTTTTCAGCCTGCGCCACGGTCAGCACGGTATCAGCGCGAGCCTTGGCTGCCTTTGCTTCGGCTTCTGCTTTAATTCTTGCAAACTCATCAGCATCTTTTTTGATTTGTGCTATTTCAGCAGCTGTTGCATCTCTAACAATTTCTTCGCCAGTTTCGCAATTGTATTCTTTAATTTGTGGTTTTGTCATTATGATACTCCATATAAAAAGGCTGTTCCTGATGTGAAATTACCTGAATTTGAACGCAATAATATGTCAGTAATTGCGCCCGTTTGATTATAGATTCCAAAATTGCGCCCGTAACTAACACTTGTACTTGTTGTATCATCATTAGACCAAAAATCTGAAATGCAACATTTCCAAGTGGAAGTATTTGCGTAATCATATATATTCACAACACAAAATGAATCAGATACTGTATTATCTTGAGTTGTTTGAATTGCTATTTGAGTCTCATCAAAAGTGGCTGTTGTTGAAATAGACCTAACATATTTATATCTGGTATTGCTATCTGAATTAAATCTCATTCCCATACCATCACCATCAACGGCTGGCTTGTAATTTCTAACAATTAGTTGCAAATTTTTATATGTACCAGGAATAGAACTTATTGAAACTGATGCTCCAGTTAAAGTTGTGCCACCAGTATTTATTAAAGTCATACCGCCAGCAGCAACAGCATCCCATTTTAATCCACTTGCCGTTGATGAATCTACTTGCAAAACATGACCATTAGTTCCACCAACTGCTAATCTTGCAACTGTGTCAGCTGCTGTTGCAACAATTAAATCGCCTTTAGCATCAACAATAGTTTTAGCGATTGCGGCACCTGCATTATTAAAAACAGTTGTATCAATTGCAGTTCCAAGCGTGCGAATTGCACTTGCACCATCTTTGACAAGATCGGTGTCTGCTGGTGTTGTCCAGCCATAATTGGTAGTAGTTGGCATTTTATCCTTTTCCTATCAGGCTACTATTGTAGCGTACTCCCAAGTCAATGTTGGGTCTATTGTGTTCCAAGCCTCTGTTATTGGGGTTGTATTCCAACGCATCGCCACTTGGCTAAATGCGGTCGGTGAAACATTGATTGTTAAAAACAGCTCATTAAATCTAGTACTCCATGACCAGCCCTCAACATATCCTTGAAATGTGCCACCTGATATTTGGCTTGGCAGATTTCTAATATCAACAGGCATTCCCATAAATACGGCTAATAAATCATCACGATCAGCGTCATCAATTTCTGCGTTGGTGATTGGGAATGTTATCGATTGGAATGCTGGCTGTGGGTAGGCTCTTTGGTCAATATAGCGATCGGCAATAGCTTGAGCATCAACAGCACCTTGAACCCTAGAATTGATGGTTTCGGCTTTGTAACCATAAAGCGTAATTGAAGCGGCATCGCTAGCTGTAACCTGTGAATTGTAGTTATTGCCATAATTAATATATATGTCATTTCTAACATCTGATGATCTCATAACAGTTGATAAGCCAGCACCTAAAGCATGGCCGGCATCTAATTCAACATAACCATTGGTAAGTAGATAGTTTTGCCTATGGTCTGCATCGGCATAACCTATGTTGCCAGCATTATCCTCATAAATGTAACCAAATGCTGAGTTAGCAATATCTGAAACGACATTGTAAATTGTGTCAGTTGTATTTGATTGAGCAGTCATTGTGTAAAGGCCAGGTTGGTCAATATCGCCTAATCCTAAATTAACTGCATTAGCCCAAGTTTCAGTTGCGTCATAAGTCGCCCATGTTGAAGCTGACGGCACATCATTCCAAGTTCCTAATAAAACAGTTGATAAAATGCCATAAATCTGGTCGCCATCCTCATCTTGAGAAATGTTATCATTCCAAATTTCTTTGGCTATTTTTGCAAGTGATCCCATAGCAATAACTGTGTATGCAATAACTGTGCCAGCTGCACCACTTTGAGCGACTTCAACAGTTACATCGGTAATATCTCCACCAAATAAACTGACATAAGTGTTTGAACTATCTTTGACCTGTAAATCTAAACTGTCATTTATGTCAAAAGGTAATGTTTGACCATTTAATGCAACTAAAGTTATTTGAATATAAGATGGGCTTGGCTGAGTATAAATATCATCGCGACCAGCCTGATGCTGAATATCGCTAATTGCTATGTCAGTATAATCGACCCCACCGACAGTTAATTTCCAATCTGGAGCCCATGCTGTCAATTTAGTCTAATTCCATTTCCACTAAATACTGGCACGCTTCGAGCTGCGCTTTGATTAACTACTTTTCCAACAGCTCTTGCTGCACCTTCACCATCAATAGCATTAACATAAACATTAGTTACTGATGGGTTTCCTGCGCCATAGGTAAAGTTTGATCCAGTCTTAGGAACGCCAGGAACTCTTGCTGATGGGGCTGGATTAGGTAATGATCCAATATTAACACCTGGAATTATATTAACCACTCTAATAAGTTCATTTGCCAGCGATACAACTAAACCAATTGCTTCTCTGATAAATGTAATGAACCCTTGAATAATACCTGCAACAGTGCTTATTGCTTTTCCAAATGACTCAGCATTTTTTTGTGTAGAAGTTAATGATTTGCTTAATCCTGCATCTCCAGTTAATCCTGCAATAAATGCGTTTAGTGTTGGAATGCCTGTGGTGTTTAAGAATGTAATAAATTGCTCAACTGCTGGCAATAAGGCTAGGCCTAAACTTTCCTTTGCTTCATCAAAGCCTACTTTTAAGCGATCAATTTTGCCTTGAAATGTTTCAGCATTTGTAGCTGCTGCGCCACCATATAGGTCAGATAGTTTTTGCTGAATTTCTGTGAAACTTAATGTGGCTAATTCTGTTTTTGATAATCCAAGTCCTAATCTGCCAAGTGATGCAGTATTGCCATCTTGAGCACGACCTAAAGCATTGGCTACTTGTTCAAGATCTAATCCACGACCCTTTGAAATATCTAAAGCAAGTGCTAATAATCTTTGAGCCTCGCCTGTGTCTTTTGTAGATACTGCCAATCTTTGCATGGCTGGACGCAATTGATCATCGGCTACACCTGTTGCTAAAGATGTTTGAAGGATAAAATCCTCAGTTGCCCTTATTTGGCCTTCTGTAGCACCTGTGGCGGTTCTTAATGCAGCAGCCAACCTTAACTGTGCCTGCTCATCCTCTATCGCCGCTTTGACCCCATCAATGGCTAATTTAGTGCCATAGGCAACGGCAGCAGCAGCAGCTACGGCAAATGCAGCAGCAGCCTTCTTTCCAAACTCTGAAATCTTGCTTGAATTAGTTTCAACGGCTTTATCAGCATCGCCTAATTTCTTTTTTAGATCATCAACATCAGCAAGGATTGATAATTTTAATGTGCGATTACCGGTAGCCATTAGACCCATTCCTTAATAATTCGATTAAAACTTTCTTCCCACTTGTTAATCAATTCAGGCTGAATTCTGCGAAGGGTTGGATAAATGAACCATCCGCGAGATCCACGACCTTGCCTTCCAGAATATGCAGGGAACTGTTTGAATTTATTTGAACCAAACTCAATACCACCCCATAGGGTTTGTGTAGTAGCACCACCTGAAAATTTTTGTCTAGCGAATCCGTAACTGAATTCACCGATTTTGCTTGATTTAGAGATGCTAACGCCATCCGCGACTCTTTGCGCAACTTTGCCAGCCTTTGTTCTAGTTCTAGCTGATGCTTTAATTTCCTCAGATGCAAAATACGCCAGAGCAGCAGATTGACGGCGTGCTTCCTCTGTTGCTTGGTCATCCATAAGTTTGAAAGCCTTGTAAATATCGCGCAGGTCTTTTTTATTGTAGGCGATTGTTTCACTTGCCATACCTCTGCTCCAATACTTCTATCGCTGTCAAAATGTCGTCTGCGTCAACCCATTCACTCATTGGAATTTGTGTGGCTATTGCCAACTCAACCAATAATCTGTTTAGGCTTCCTGCTGGATGGCTTTTGGGTCTGCATCACCGACTATGACATCAGCAACTGTTTCCATCCATACTTCAAATCCTTTTACTGGCTTTCCTGCTGCTTCTCGCTTATGTGCGTTATATGCTAAAAACATCAGATCCCACATTCCAAGTTTATCTTTGGCTTGGCTTATGGTGTGGCCAGTTGATTTCTCCCACTTAGCCCACTCAGGCGGTTGGGCAATATAAGTTGCTTGCTCGCCTGAGTTATATTCAATTGTAATTGGTAACTTCATTTTTTTGCTCCCGTTTTATTTCTTAACTAAATGACTCTGCTGGCACGCCAATTACTTGGAATGATAATGCAACAGTTTGTGCATCTGGTGCTGCACCACCGGCTGAAGGCCATGATGGTAATACCTGGAAAGTAAATGTTGCACCTGAAGCTGCTGTCATTACTGTGCTAATTCCTGTGTTTGGTGCTGACTCAGCAACGCCCCATAGAATCTCGCATAGAGATCCAGTTGCGCCCCAATCAGCTAGCATTTCAATA